TACGCAGCACCTACCTATCTGAGCGATGCGAACCCTTCCAATGCTTTCCTGGCGAACTGCCCGGATGCTCTGATCTATGCGTCCCTTGGGGAAGCCGAGCCTTATCTGATGAATGATGAGCGTCTTGGCACATGGGCCGCGCTCTATCAGAGGGCCATTGACTCTTTGACCGCCGCCGATGATCGGGGAGAATACTCGGCAGTTCCTTTGACTATGACTCTCGCACGGAGATAAACATGGCTGAGTCACAGATGAAGTTGTGCAAAAAGTGCGATACAGAGAAGGTCGTACAAGACAACTTCCTCTGGGTCAAAACGCGATGGCACTCGTGGTGCAATGACTGCAGAAAGAAAAAACAGCGAGCCTGGTATCTAAAAAATTCAGATCACGCAAGAAGCTATGCAGCAAATTATCACGCCGCCACATACGAAGATCGTAAGAGCCAAATGTCAGCAAGAAATTTGAAGTGGCAGCAAGAGAACAAAGAGAAGTACCTTCTTAAGAGTAGGCGCTGGTATGAAAAGAACAAGCATAAGGCTTTTGCCAAAAGCGCAAAATACAGGGCAGCAAAACGGAATGCGTGTCCAAAATGGGTTGATGAGGAGCTAAAGAACCAAATCGCTAATTTCTATCTTGAGGCCAAGATCAAGACTCTTGAGACGGGAATCAAGCATGAGGTAGACCACATCATTCCATTGAAAAGCGAAGTTGTCTGCGGACTTCATGTTCCGTGGAACCTTCAAGTGCTAACTCAATTCGTCAACCGCCAAAAGCGAAACAAGCTGGAGATTTCAAATGGCTGAAATGAGCAATTTTTTGGAGAACGCGCTGATTAACGCGACTCTGCGAAACACATCATACACATCGCCTGCGACTGTGTATGTGGCGCTCTACACCACAGACCCCACGGATGCTGATACGGGAACTGAGGTTTCTGGCAACGGATACGCTCGTCAGAGCGTGACTTTTGGCGCTCCTTCTAATGGCGCATCCGTGAATTCTGGCGCTGTGGAATTCCCCCAAGCCACTGGCTCGTGGGGGACGATTGCTTACATTGGCCTACGCGATGCCTCTTCCGGTGGGAATCTGCTGTATCACTCACCGCTGGATGCTTCCAAGACCATCTCCACTGGTGATGTATTCCGCATCTCTGCTGGCAACCTGAGCGTTACTCTGTCGTAATGGCCGATCTTTACCCGCCGTGGACAATAGACTCCCTTGATAACCTCAAGGCGAGTCTAGACGACCTCACTCTCACGCTAGACAGTCCTCTTTATGAGACTTCTGTCACGCGCTGGGATGCGGCGGGATCAGTGTCTGCCTCTGCTGCGGTCACCGCTTCTGCGCTGATCGTTAAGGATGCTGCAGCCTCGATAACTTGCTCTGCATCTGTAACTGCGCTTGGGAGTGCTGTTCAGTCCGCATCTGCCTCAATCACCGCTAATGGTGTTTTGGAGGCTAATGCAGAAATCGTGATTCCAGCCTCGGCTGCGATAACCGCATCAGCGTCTGTTAGTGCCGCACCAAACGCCACATTTGGGGGCTTTGCCTCTATCAACGCAGATGGAATGCTGCAGGCTGCTGGTGATGTGCTGACCACTGGATCAGCATCTATCGTCTGCACCGCAACGGTCACGGCAAATGCTAGCGAGCAGGGCGAGGAATGGACACAGGTCACTTTCCCGCCAACCACATGGACGCTTGTCCCTGCTGGAGGTGGATCTTGGTCATTGAGGCTCTAACATGGAACAAAGACTGACCTTCGGAGAGTGGCTCCCAGACCAGCCTGGCATTTCGGGCGCATTGCAGACCGCGAACAATGTTGTGGCGCAAACTATTGGATACGGGCCTTTTCCTGAGCCGGTGGATCTAAGTGCGTCTGCCTCCGAGAACCTAAATTCTGTGTTCGCTGGTGAGTTTGGGGCGACTTCAAACATCTTCGCTGGCGGGAACTCTAAGCTGTTCAAGTTCGATTCCAGCGATCTATCAATGGACAATGTGTCCAAAACTGGTGGATACACTGGATCTCAGCCCTGGAGGTTCACCCAGTTCGGGAAGGTTGTTCTTGCTGCCAACGGTGCAGAGAAGCTCCAGGCCTGGACGCTTGGAACCTCCACCGCATTTGCTGATGTGGCCGCAGCCGCTCCGATTGCCTCTTATGTCTCGGTTGTTCGAGACTTTGTGGTGGCCGCGAACATCGCCAGCTATCCGAATCGAGTGCAGTGGTCAGACATCAATGATGAAACTGACTGGACTTCTGGCCCTACTTCTCAGTCAGACTACCAGGACATTCCTGACGGTGGAAATATCAAGGGAATCACAGGCGGCGAGTTCGGGATCATTCTGCTTGAGCGGTCAATCGTCCGAATGTCTTACATCGGCGCTCCGTTCTTTTTCCAGTTTGACACCATCTCTCGCTCTCTTGGGTGTTATGAGCAGGGATCTGTGGCCCAGTACGGCCCCCTTACATTTTTCCTGAGCGATGACGGGTTTTATGTCTGCGATGGTCAGTCTGTAAAGCCAATCGGCGCGGAAAAGGTGGATCGGTGGTTCTTTGATGATGCCGACCCGTCAAACATTGACAAGATGTCCACGGCGGTTGATCCGATCCGCAAGACGGTGAGCTGGTGCTACCCAAACACACGGGCTGGGCAGACCATCTTGATCTACAACTGGCAAGTCCAGCGGTGGACTTATGTAGACACAACGGTGGATTACATCGCTTCTGCGGCAACTCCTGGCGTTACCTTGGAGGGGTTGGATACTTATTCCGCAAGCATTGACGCGCTTGAGACCTCACTAGACTCTAGGGCTTGGCTTGGTGGAAAGTATGTGTTTGCCGGGGCTTCTGGTGCCAAATTGGTCACCTTTACTGGGCCTTCCTTGTCTGCGCTATTTGAGACTGGCGACTTCGTGGCCGGTCAGAACTCTGTCGTAAGGCTCGCCCGTCCCCAGGTTGATAACGGATCTGCATCTGTTGCCATTGCTTCGAGGGATCGGCTAGACGACACCATTTCTTTCGGGGCTTCTTCGGCTGCGGATTCGGATAACCGAGTGAGCCTGAGAAGTTTCGGAAAGTACCACCGATTAAGGGTTACTCCTAGCGGAAGCTGGACAACCGCAGTTGGGGTTGATGTAGATACAACCCAGGCAGGGCGGCGCTAATGTTTCGTGTCCTCCCCCCATTTGGTTCAGATCCTCGCGGTGTCGCGGAGATCGTCAATGGGCTGATGAATGGGAAGTCCAACAATACCGGGACAGTAACGCTAAACACGGGCGGGGCATCAACCACCACGATCTATGACGCTCGGATCAGTCCTGAGTCCAAGATCATCCTGATCCCGTTCTCTGCAAACGCCTTCAACGACAAGATCCCTTATGGGGCGTTCCAAGACTCCACAGACCAGACAGCGGCCTCAACGACTGCGGCCTATGCGGTCACTTATAACACCACGGACTACTCTAACGGGATAACCCTTAGTAACAGTTCAAGGTTAAATGTCACGAGTCCTGGGGTCTACAACATCCAATTCTCTATTCAGCTTGCCAATAAAGACACCCAGATTCAGGATGTCGATATTTGGTTCAGAAAGAACGGCACGGATGTAGCTGGGTCTAACAGTAAGTTCTCGGTCCCAAACTCCCACGGCGGGACGGATGGTCATCTTATTGCTGCGCTTAACTTCTTCATTGAGCTGGCCGCAAACGACTACATCCAGATCATGTGGGCCACATCGTCCACTCAAGTCACGATTGAGCAACTTCCTGCTCAGACAAGCCCGACAAGGCCAACAACACCTTCGGTGATTGTGACGATGACTTATGTCTCAATGGCCTCAATCGCCAATGTGTATGTAAGCTCCCAGTCTCAAGGAAGTGCGGTTATCACGCACTTTGCCAATTCCACGGCAGACAAGACATTTGCTTATGTGGTGGTGGGATGAATGTACGCTTGATTTCCCCTAATGATCTGAGACAATGGTGGGGATTCGTCAGACCAGGGCTTTTGAAGGTTCTTCAGAAGACCCCGGAAGGATGGATTCCCGAGGATGTCTATACAGACTGCTATAACGGGAAGTC